TGCTCCGAGAGCATAGAGGCATTCTTAAGCTTCGCTAAAACGTCTTTGTTCATGTAGTATTATAGCTCTACAGGCCAGAAATACTCAATATTATCTGGCTCAGTCCAGCCATGCACAGCGTAATAATCAGGATCCTTACGAAGAAGGTTAGAACGATGGCTAGCGTGGACTCGGTCGTCGCCAATCCAGTCGGGCATTTGAATATCATCAGGAAGATCATAATACTTCATGGTGTTGTTGTAACCACGGTCAATCCACTCCTGGATGCAGACATTATGGTACAGCTTGAGAGCAGGCAGGTAACCACGCCACATGGTACGGGCAGGGTGATTAGCCCAACCAACCTTAGCACTAGGGTTAGCGGCGAGCTTATTGGTGCTATTAACTAGTTGCATAGCCTCAACGCGCTGCTTGCCAAGACGGCGGTAGTCTAGAGCTTTGACGGAGGACAGGAAATCGGGATACGGCAGGAACGTTTGCATGGCTTAAATTATACCAACCAGTTCTATTTTTACCAGCACTAAATACTTATATACCATGCCCATCGTGCCTGAAAACCCTAACGACACGGTCACCAGAGCGGACCTCAATCAACAGCTTGAAGTTCACGCTAAAACTATTGAGCTTCAAATACTGTTATCTAAACAGCAGGAGGAAATACTAGAAGAGTTGTCCAATTGCGTTGAAGATCATAAAAGAATTAAAAGAGCTTTGGAGACCCTAGAAAGAAGAACGTGGAAGCAGGGGTGGCTTTTTTGGGGTATGATATTTTCACTAATAACCACAGCCGCGACTCTAATGACAAAGGCAAGCTAATGACTGATACTCACAGGCAGCTTCTTGATAAAATCAACACTATTCAAAGTGATGAGAGACCTTGCTCTTCCTACGAAGATACAGACACCTACAAAAAAACGCTAGCCGATGCTTCAGTAATGCTGGAGGATGAGATTGAGAAGCTTAAAAGTCGAATCGCTTAGTTGGTTAGCAGCCATCGTCTTCGTGATCATTATTTCTTTGACGAACGCCACCACCCTTTACAAAGCCATTAGGATAGCGAGCAAGTAATTTTTCTACATTAGCCTCTGCAATTTCACTGAGGTCAAGTTGAAGATTCGCAGCAGCCATTGCAACATAGTAAAGAATATCACCAAGTTCTTTCTTAGCATCTTGACGATTCAGTGGCTTTGCATGGAAATGTTTTTTCTTAATTAATTCACAGTATTCACCAGCCTCACCAGCAATACCTAAAGCCCAGTTAAGATTAGCTTCGTCCCAAGACATATCAGGGTTGGCTGTTCGCTTACATGCTACCTGATATTCATTAAACTTTATTGTCTTTCGAGGATCCATTACACAATCTCCATCCAGTGGTCAACCATCTCTTCAACCATACTTTCAAAAGTATATTCAGGTTTCCAGCCTAACACCTCTCTAATCTCAGAGGAATCTCCTTTTAAGAAATCAAGCTCTTGAGCCCTAAAATACTTGGGGTCTACTTCAACGTAGTCTTCGTAGTTAAGTCCAAGCTTTTCGAAAGTAACTTTGCACATGTCTCTAATCGTTCGGCTTTCACCTGTCGCCACAACCCAGTCTCCGGCTTTGTCATTGTTTACAATCATATGCATCGCTCGAACGTAATCCTTAGAGTGCCCCCAATCTCTTGAAGCATTCAGATTGCCTAAGGCAAGCTTCTTTCTCTTACCTTTCTTAATCTCCACAGCACCCTTTACAATCTTGTTAGTAACAAAGTTTGAACCTCGTCTTGGAGACTCGTGATTAAACAGAATACCGTTACAAGCGTGCATATTGTAAGCTGCTCGATAGTGTCTAACTAAGTTGTAGCCCATTACCTTAGCACAGCCGTAAGGCGAGGTTGGTGTCATGGGTGTGGTTTTTCTTTGATGCCCATCGTCATCAACAGAGTTTCCAAACATCTCAGAGGAACTCGCTTGATAGAACTTGACGTTGGGGACAACTTGTCGGCAAACCTCCAATAGATTTAGAACACCTAATGCGTTTGTTTGAATCGTGAAGGAGGGGACATCAAAGCTGACTCTAACATGGCTTTGAGCGCCTAAGTTGTAAACCTCATCAGGCTTAACCTCTGATATAATTCTGGTCAGTGATGGGACATCTAAAAGATCCCCGTAGTGCAACGTAAGATCAAGATCTCTAATTCTGCTGTCTTGATTTTCAGACACAGAGTTACGACGCACAATGCCGTGAACCTCATACCCCTTGGACAGAAGAAGTTCTGCCAAGTAACTACCGTCTTGGCCTGCGATGCCAGTTATTAAAGCTTTCTTATTACTCATAGTCATACGCTCTTTTCAAAGAACTCACTAATTCCGTGATCCCATAAAACCTTATGGACACTATTGTTGATTGCGAGTTCGTAATTAGTTACCACCGCCTTTAAATTAGAGTTATACCAGGACTCATTGGCGACGTTGTTTATGATGTGGGACAACTCATCTAACGTTTCAAAAATGATCACACCTCTCGAATCATAATAGTCATGTATGTTAGAATTCTTATCACCATAATAAATAGGCACTGTTCCACAAGCAAAACAGTCATTAGCTTTTTCAGAGGTGTATCCGCTGAATATATTCTCAACAACCACTTGATACCTGTAAGGCTTCGTGCCTGTGGACTTATCCTCTATAGGTTGATAACCTGTGCCATACAAATCAAAGTGTTTGGAAAACTTTTCAACTATGTCGTGCCTATACTTTTGTGCAGCAGTCTCTCTTTTGTTAGAAAAGATTACGGACATGTTTTTACTCTTGGGTTCCTTCCACCCAAAGTTAGTCTTGTCCATCTTTATTCTGGGCCACACAGGATAGTATCTAAACTTACTACTTAGAGAAAGTAAAGGCTTATGGTGCGTAAGAATCATGTCGAATTTATCGTAATTCTCAGCCACCCAAGAATATATCCCTGGTAGTATTGTGATCGGCTCTACAAGCATGGCAACCTTGTACTTGCTTACATCACTCACTTGAGGTATGAGCGAATCAACATAGATTGTCATGTTTGAGCTTTTACCTCTCACAAGGGTAATGTGGTTAGAGCATTGATTTTCTGCTCCTGTTATGTCTGGAGACAGGAAATCATGATGAAATCCTATGGTGTGTTTGTACATACCTAATCCTCAAACTTGTAATCAAACAAATCTATATCTTGCTTGTAGATCTTGCCAACCTTCTCTATCAACTCATCTGTGTAGAAATATTCGTAAGAAGGAATATCATCTTTGTCGAAGTCTAAGGGTTTCTTGTCTGAAACATTCTGAGTTGTGTCAGTATAGGGGGATGGGGGCTGGTAATAAAAATCCTCAAAGTTAATGATATCACTCAAACCTAAGTCTTCTTGAACTTTCTTCATGTCAGTTGCAAGAGACTCAACCTTTACCACTCTATCGAATTGTAGTCCTACATTTCCGTAAGAGTAACACTTCACATGCTCTTCCATTCTAGACGGATGAACATTCTCTAAAAGGTTTACGAGATCGGTGAACGTCATGTCACCACTGTAGGAGTTATTCCCAAGTTCTATGGGGAAGTTCAGATTCTTATCCCTCATCAAGATCTTCTTATTCACATAGTAAGACACCAGTCGTTTCCATGGATTTCTTACAACTATGAATTTATAAAAGTCCTTGTAGGGTTCCTCCATTAAGATGTATGGATTACTTAAAGCATAACCACGATTATTACACTCTGCATGAGGAGACTTAGCCCACTCAAAAACACCATGAGTATTTAAGAACCAAACTTTAGCCGTAGCGCAAGCGCACTTAGCGTTCCAGACGAGCATGAACTTGTGCTGGTTACTTACTAGGATTCTATCAAGCATATGACCTATTATAGTCTCTTATCTTTAAAAACGGTCATATTCCTGAGATCTGGCCAATCAGTAACAACCCATTCACGAGGAGTGCGCTGCTTTGCTTCTTTGAGTTTTTCGATGCCTGCTCTTGCCGTTTCAGGTGTCATGTAATAGTGGTATCCGGTTGATGCTATGTCTTGCTTCCTCCAGGGAATGTTGGGAAGTCTACCATCATAAGACATCTTCTTAAGTGCCACTGCATCCGATAGGCTATCAGTTAGTATCATACCCCCCTTACCTAAGCTTAAATGTTTTTGAAATTGAAAACTTAGGCACATGAGACTTCCAGGAACATAGCCATTCTCTTGCCAATGAACGGCAGCGTCTATGATATATGTATTCCCAAGAGTGTAGTAGTTCTTCCAGTCCCAGTCGTCAAAGGACCAGTTAAGTTTCAGCTTCTCTGCCGTAAAGGGAACTGAGATATAAGTTCTACAAGGAATGACAATGTCATCAGCCTTTGTGTGTCTCAAACATAGTTCAATGGCGTGAGTACAACAATCTGTAGCGACCGCGTAAGGTGCGCCATAGAATCTGGCCACCTCAGTCTCGAATTTTGCTACATCATCAAAACTCATTTTATCGCCTCAACATTCAAGCTAATTAAAACACCATTATCCTTGTCCATGTGAGGGATGTAAGCTTGTGAGTGATCATCAAAATTAGCGTGCTCGGTGGTTCTCCAGTCATAAGCTTTCACGAATCTAAAACCAGCATCGACTAATATTCTTTGAATTGAGAGAAAGTCGTAAGTTGTTTTGTGGTAAATTGCAGGATCATTAAACTTACCATAAAGAGGACCTAAGACTTGATCTAACGTTATTTCACCCTGATCATAAAGACCAGTAAGAACGGCAAAATTAGGAACAGCCAAGCGAAGGATGCCATCTTTTTTCAGAACTCTTCGCCATTCCTTAAGCACATGTGCAGCTTCGTCTCTGTCGAAGTACTCCAATAAATGGGAGGCATACAGTAAGTCGCAACTATCATCATCGTAAGGAAGCTTAACAACATCATTAGAGACTACATGAGGATAATCCACGTAATCGATGTGGTGCCAGTCTTTACCAAAATCTCTCTTACCACAACCTAAGTGAAGTTTCACAGAAATACCTTATCCTTCCCCTGGCCTTCATACGGACCAGTCTTGTATTCGTACACTAATGTATCATCCTCCATTATCTCGTAGGTGTGTCCACCCTCTAAAGTGAAAGATATATCTCCAGTGTTCAAAATTACTTTTTCTAGCAAAGTACCATCGGTATCATAATAAGTAACCAAGATGCTACCTCTCATTACAACCCAACTCTCCTGAGCTATGCATGAATCATAGTTTGGCTTTTTCCAGATATGCTGATGTGGTCTAAAGGTTAAACCTTTTTTCATCTTAAGATGAGCGCACTGAATGAAATTGTCTGCTGCAACCAGTTCTGTCCTTGCCTCAGTGAACTCATCAAACCGATAAAGCATGTGAAGCAACTTCTCACTGTTTAGCTTTGAGTAAATTTCTTTCACACTAATTTCTCCTCAGGAACTATACAATCAACTCTGAACGTGTCGGACTCGTAGTCACAGCCACCACGAACTCCCTCGCTAAAGACGACAAACTCATTCCCATCTTCTCTCACTATCAAAGTGTGTACCTCAAAAGGAGGAGTAGAGACAAGATCGCCAACCTTAGCTACAACCATCTTAGGCTCATCTTCTGAATCGAGAGGCTTATACCAGTATTCTAATGATCCTTTAGTTATGAGCATGTGCTGAGTGCTTACCTTGTGGTAGTGATTACCCCTCATTACATTTGGCTCTGAGTTAATTATAGCGACATGATCTATATTCTTCTTATAGAAGATATCTGATATGCTACCTCTAGCATCTTCAAATAATTCTAACGGGGCCTCAACGTCACGCCAAACGTTTTTTATATTCATGATAATTCCTCCAAGCACAAAAACTCTACGTTACTGTTTATCTGCTCAATCTTTTCCTTCAACATTGATGAGATATTCCAGGACAGTATCAAAGCATAAAACTTACCGTAACTAGAGAGAGCTTCGTCGCCCACGATAGGTATTCTGGTAAGAGGTGTATACTTACCTTTCTTGTGCTCAGAAGCGTCCGTGATACAATCCAGCAGTGTGTTATCTATGTTGTAGAAGTTTAAGAATGTATTTGTCTTAGCGGCTGCTCCGATTCCTATGATAGGGTATCCTTCGTTTTTAATCTCATACAGCTTGGACATAACTTTATTCCTATCCTTTGTAATTTCATTCATGAAATTTTGATAGGTTTCTTCTTTAAAGAGTCCAAAGTCCTCCTCTTCAATTATTAAGTTCTCAACCTGCTTAATCATTTGAACATTGTCTTTCTTTCGAGAGAAAACTCTGATTGAACCTCCATGATAATCAACTATTTGAACTTTGAATATTTCCAAACCATGTTCTTTCAATAAATTGAAAGCATACTTAACCGTAAAGTAAGTAACATGCTCGTGATAAACTTGATCAAACTTCTTATCTTGAATAGTGTAGAGCCAGTAAGGCAATTCAAAGATAAAGACTCCGTCGTCACTAAGGATTTCGGAAACAGCTTTTGTAAAAGCTGAAGTGTCATTGGCATGATTGAAGACATTATTTGCAATGACAACGTCTGCAATACCAAAGTCGCTCCTCAACTGATCAAGAGAATCTAGACCAAAAAGAACATTATGTGTCTTCACTCCGTTCTGGCTAGCAATATTCGCCATCGACTTGGACGGATCAACACCCTCCGCTTGATAGCCTTTATCTATGAACTGCTTAGTTAGGAAGCCATCATTAGACCCTACTTCAAGAATTTTAGAGCCAGCAGGCAATAGGTCGCTCACGTCATGAGCGTAATCCTCCCAATGCTTGCGCGACACTTTTGAGTTTGAAGATGTGTAAGAATAATTGTAAAGGTTGTACCTATCATCATCCTTTGTTTCAAACTTCAGACGTATCTCACCAGTCTCCTTATTTAAGCCACACTCCAACGGGTAGGTGGGCTCTGATAAGTGATACTGATCCTCAGAAATAAAGGTGTCTGCAAAGGGATGCATCCCTAATTTAATTATGGTTTTCATTTTTTACATTCCAGATTTAAGTGCATCTGAATACCAGTCTTGTCCATATGAGGCACGTAAGCTAATGAGAAGTCATCGTAGTTTTCTGGCAAGAACTCATGCGCGTCATACTCCTGCACCTCAGTAAATCCTTGTTCAAAGAGAAGCTTCGTTAAGGAATCGTTATCGTAAATTGTTCTATGGTAAAGGTGCTCTTCACTGTTGAGTTTCCACTTACCATACAAGGGTCCAAGAATTCCGATGCCGTCAACGTCTCCATGTTCTTGATAAGCCTTAACAACGGATTTAAAATTAGGAACTGATACTTTAAGCACACCTCCCTTTCTCAGCACTCTCAACCATTCTTTTAAAATGATTACAGCCTCTTGCCTGTCATAATATTCGAAGGACCCGCAAGTGTAAATCATGTCCACGGAGTTATCCTTAAACATGGACAAATCGCCCAAGTCTGTATTTGGATGATCTATGTGCGGCAGAGTGTCCTTATCAATGTGAATAAATCCCTCTAAGTGACGAGGCCCACAGCCCAAGTGTAATTTTATATCACTCATATCAACTAACCCAAGCAACTGGTGCTTCCTCCACTCCGTTTGCTAACAAGGTGCAAGCTCTTCTTAAGCCATCTACACAGTGCCAATTATCTCTCACGATGATATAATAGCTCTCATATGGTGGCTCCAAGTAATCTTTATCAGAGTTTATGACATCTTCAAATTCTTCAAGAAGTTCTTCGACAGTCATGTTCTCATTAGGAGTTCCCTTCCTTGCCCATGTGTGTCCTCTACACGATTCAAAGTATTCTCTCAGTGGCTGCTTATCCTCAGTAAGGTATTTGAAGTGAGGAGTTTCTTTAATGCTTATAGCAACCTGAGACCCCCAGATCTGATCTACTATATTCTCAAGCTTCACTGTTCTTATTTCTGCCGATCTAACTCCATACCCTGGGGGTAGGTACAAGCTCTGAGATCGCTCGCCCTCGTGAATTCTTTTCAACTTAGTGCCCTCTCACCTTATCATAAAGAGTCTCTGCCATCATGAAATCAAACTCGGTATCAATATCCATTGACTCTATCTCATTTAAAACTTTAAATGTTGGATTCTTAGTGACAACATTCCTATGAGTTTTCATCTGTTTTCTGCTTAGTAAGCAAACACCATATGTGATCTGGTAAATATCTGGCAGATCTTGGCTATTTGGTGAATTAGTTAAATTATAATTAAGGGGCTTACCGTTCAACCACAAGTGATGTTTTACTGGCTTGACGGTAACCACACTTTCTGATCTCTCAAATTCCTTTAGGCACTCCTCATAGGTTTCCAGAGAGATGAAGGGGCAAGTAACAGGACTATACATGATATTTTCGCAATCAGTAATCGTGCTCAAATTATCAAAAAACTCTGAATTACTCGCTTGAGATCCAGCAAAATAAGGGTCTCTTTCATGGGTGGTCACCCCCATGTCTTTAGCTTTTTGCAACATTTCAGGACAATCTGAGGTCACCACGATGTCCTGTAACCTAGACTTAAGTTTCAGTAACTTATCAAGCTTAATTTCTAAGAGGGAAGAACCTCCAAAAGGCTTTATGTTTTTATTCTTAACTCGTTGAGATCCTTTTCTTACAGGAACTATGGCAGTTACCTTTTTCATTATGCTAATCTCCTAATTACATCAGACCAATCTCCCTTGAATTCTATGGCCTTATCGTCAATGTAATAATCGGCTCGCGGCTTTTCAAAAGTTATCTCATCAATAAGATCTCGAATACCATGATCACGTAACCACTCATCCACAAGTTCATAACCAGATTTACCGTTTACTAGGGGGCGGTCTGGCTTTACTTTTGCTGAGAATATCACTATCCTCCAATCTTTAGCTAGCTCCTTAATAGCTTCTAACGAGCCCTCTATTGGATCACCGTAGCAAGTGCCATCATGCCACCCTTTATCAAAGGTATGAATGACTCCATCAAAGTCGATGGCCAATGTATCAAGTTCTTCTTCAAGACCTGGGGGCACCTGCTGATTGTATAATGTACCCTCTTCAACTTCTGATTTAATACCTAAGCAATCAAAACGTCTGCTTTTAGCTTTCTTGGATATGCTGGGGCACGTATGTCCCGCACCGTGAATAAGCTCGTAAGTTAGTGCTAATGACATTAACTCAGAAGTATGATAATACTTCACGTTCTGTATAATTTGAAGAACATCTGAATTGATGTCTTTTTCTTTCGGTTGAGCCGCCCACAAGCAAGATTTTATACCGTTATTAGATGCCCAGTTTAAGGCAGTAGCTAAACAGTCTGAGGACTTGCCGCTGGTTGAGCAAGACATACCTATTGCAAGGCATTTACTCTTATCTAAACCACGAGTACGCATATCCAACCAGTGCATCAACCAATCATTAAAATTAGTATCGCTCTGAATTGAGGTGCATAAAACTCCACCCGCAGGTGCCACGATATTTTTATCCGTCAGGCGTGAAGCGTCAATTGCAGCGTGCTCCGCGATTGACATGTTGCCACCGTGTCCAAAGTAAAAAACATGGGTTGCCTCACTGTATAACTTCTTCAACTCGTCAAACTCAGGAGTTGATATTATAGTTCTAAACTTGTGATCAAAGTGTTCAATGTCTAACATGTTTACGGTAAATAATCGCTAAGAAAGTCATCCACCTTCAAACGTTTGTCAGTCGCTACGTTGTTTAAAAAGTATTGAAATTGACCTTCGATATCATGATAGTCCCCATTGTCTCCAATTTTGAATATTTCGCTTATTCTCTCCAAATCGGTATCCCCGTAATCAGGATGCTCTTTAGCGTAACTGGTGCGGTAGAAGTCCAATCCAGTGATAAATAAGCTATCGATATCATAGTTCAGCAAATCCACCATGGCAATTAGGCCAGTATTAGGTCTGCTCTTATTGTTTTCATTCAAGCTTGTTTTAATATTAGAATACAGATCCGAATCTATTATCTCGTGCTTGTTTAAATAAGTGTAACCATACACATGGCAAGTTTCCAGACATCGTTCATTGAAGAACCATTCCGAAGGAGGATAAGAGCAAACGAGATATTTAAGCTTTGTATCTCCATAATCATGGTAGGAACCATCATAATAGATGATGTCTGTTCTGGTTCCTGAGTCTAACGGATTACCAATTTTAGCATGATTCAATCTAACGACCACATCATGAGAATCTATGTAAGCACCATTGTTGCTCCCTTCAATCGATTTAGCAGGGCCAACCAAGGCTACTCTCTTTCCTTTTAGATAATTATCCACGGGAATCCTTCTTTAATATCTGATCTACAGAAACATCCAACGCTAATATCATGCTGGGGAATGGTATCGACCAAGCTGATTCAGGAGCACAATAACCTGCATCTAAGATTTTCGTTGGAGGATTATCCGCGAAATACCTATTAACATGTGATTCATCATGGTATATTGCTAATATGCCCTTAGAGTCATCCTTGTCAATATTTTTTGACACCACTTCACAAAGCTTAAGATACTCGTCAGCGGAACCTCCTTGGAAGCCTCCACAACAGTATTGTGACACCTCTTCCTTCTTAAGATAGGCTGTGGATTCTGTCTGTACATCCTCTGGTGTACCTTGCTTGTTAACTATAAAGCCGGGATGCTGAACTCCTAAAAGATCAGTAAGGACTTCTTCGCCAACATGATCAACGACAAGCATATCTGCATCTAAATAGTAAATGTAATCGTAGTCCTTTAGCTTATCCTTTATTGTTAGGAAGTAGTGATAACGATAGTAGGAATCTCCAGGCCAACCCCTCGGCTCAATCTTTAATGCGACAGCATCGTGATTCAAAGGATGATTCACGTTATCCGTGAACACGAAGAAATCTCTATCGTGATTCTTTAGAAAGTACTTGTGAATAGAGTCTAACAGGGGGTTAACAAACTTCACATAGTCATTGGTCGCTACAATTACGAAAGCTATTTTCATATTAAAATCCAATCCTTCGGATGCATATCCTTTGTTGATAAATGAGCGTTTAAAGGCCCGAACCATTTGGTGGGAGCAACAATCTTCCTACCTTGATTATTGTTTAACCAAGCTCCCCACCAAGAGAAGCTAGAGTTAGCAATTATATTGTTCTGACACAAGGACATGAGGTAAATCTCCATATAATCCTTATCCTCATCAGCTATTACATGGCCTGGGTACCTCTCTCTTGCCCACTCCTTATCGTTAGTGAAGATGAGTAGGTTGGATGGCTTGAGCAAGTCTAAGGCTCTCTCATAGTAGTCTGTGCTCGTCAGATCAGCATGATAGTTTGAATAAGGAAGCTCTAGGTAATCTCCTCTGCGGATGTGCATTCCAGTCGTAAACTCATCTACCTTATACTTGCTCTTCAGATAGTTTAAATCCTCATCGGTCATCTCAAACATTTTTAGAATGTGGTCTCTATTGTGTTGAAAGTAGCGATGACTTTGAAGGTAACTATTCTTAATAAAAACTGAGTTATTAACCACTGGAATAGGTTCGAACTCAAATGAAGACTCGGTGAATACGAAGGCATGACCCTCGGACTCGTCGGTGCATAATCTCCTTAAGAAGTTATTGAAGTAGCCCCCATGGTTTGGACTCTTTATGATTGGGAAGATTGCCTTGTGTCCATTGTCTTTTGAGTAACTTAGAACTGAGGCTATTTGAAATAGCTGATTGCCAATACCTGCACATCCAGGTGATGGCCCAATAACATCTGAAGTGATTATATTACTCATACTTTCAATGTGAAGTTAGTAAGATCTGGTTGATCTTTTTGGTAGAAGTAAGGGCTATTTGGCGTTAGAACCTTGAAGTCCTTGTGTATGGAAGCTAACGCCACATCGCAAGGAATGAAGTCATTAAGATAAGATTCAATAACTTCAGCAGCAGCGTCGATGTATCTCTGACTCAAGAACAACATGGCATGAGTTCCGCACATGTTATACACTCTTTTAAATTCTGGTGTCTCTTGAGTAGCCATCACGATACCAGGATATCCAAAATTATTATTCCTAATTGTGCCATGATTAGACACCCCTAAATAGACAGCGTCAGTATATTCAGGCACTGAAAACTTTAACTTGAAAGCGTCTGTTGGCACAATATCATCCTCAAACACTACAGTCCCCGGCTTCATGTTTTTCAGAAGATGCAAGTGAGACAAGCCACAACCCACAAAGTGATTACCGTAGGGATTTGATGGTGAAGACGTAGTGTTAGCAGATGATCTCTCAAAAGGCACACCAAGCTGGTCCAAGACATTTTTACACTCTGCCATGGACTCCTTTGATGAGTCTACATTGATGACGTAGTTCTTAGTTTTAGTTAGTTCAATAAGTCGATCCATGCTTCAAGAACCTTATCGTCTTCCCAGTACTCAGCCTGGGTGTCATTACCCTCGTTGCCGTGGTATTTCACTCCTGCACTCTTACACTCAGGCTTGATTAAGTTAAAGGTCTCAAGCTTTGGAGAGTGGAAGACATCAGTTAATACATCATACACTGACTGCATGTCCGTGGAGACGCCTCTGTAGGAGACTTTGTTACCAAGCAAAGGCAACACCTTATCGTTAAAATATTCAGGAGAGGTAACCGCTCCATAAATTCTAACATCGTCGTGCCCATGCTTTAGGGCTCTCTCGATAGATTCGTGAGTTCTTTTGTTCTCATCTACGCTACCAATAATACCAGCCACTTTAAATTTATTATCTTTGGGCGTGTATTTTTGAACAATGTTCGGGATAACATGCCCATCGATACCGTGCCAATCTCTTTGAAAGTTAGAGACAAAGTGAACGTCATCAAACACCAAGTCATTCATCTCTTTGATCGGGAAGATCTCTGTCTCATGGCAAGATAGTATCTGTTTCTTAACAGGCAACTTGTCAGTCACACGCATGTAGTGGTATACAAACACATCTTCTTTTAAAGGAGACACCTCATCATGATGCTTCCATTCACAGGTTATACCCTCCCACTTATGCGGAGTGTAAAAACAAGACTTGATACCCTTCGCATTAAGAGCGTTTACAAGACTATTAAAAGCGATGGTGGAACCGCCAGGACCACCCCAACCACTAACAAATTTAATCATTTAATTTATACCCCACTTGCTGCATTGCTTGCATGTACAAGTCATACCTCCCCTGGCACGACTTTCGCCCATCAAACAAATCCTTTGTTCGTTCATGTAAGTTTCTACCCAATTCAATACGATGCTTTTTATCCTTGCAAAGTTTAGTAAGTATCCTTATCCATTCACTCTTAGGAGCATCAGGATCAATCAAATAGCCTGTCTCACCGTTAATAATTGTATCTTCATAGCAGCCAACGTTACTGGCAACCAGCGGAATCTTGTACCGAGAGCATTCAGCCACCTTAATATCTGATTTAGAATCGTTAAAGTTGTTCATCTGCAAGGGTGCTATCGCAACGTCCATATCCGCGTAATAACGTCCGTAAGCATCAGGAGGTAGCGCGTAGTGGATGTTATAGTTTTTGTGCCCCTTGAAGCCCCTCAGAAGCTGTGAGAGGTACTCAGGCCAGACCTTAGCCTCCCAACTATCCTTAGGCTTCTTGGGGTCTGGGGGTGGGTGGCCATAGAAATTCCATTGCACATTTTCCTTGCCAACCTTTTGATTGACAAGGTGAGGGATGGCGTTGAAGACCTTAACATCACCCCGGTGGTGAATACCTGCCGCGTAACCAATTCTTGTAAACTTCGCTTTGGTTTTTGGGTGGTTCCACGCAGGTAGCTGGTAATCTAGGTTGTTCTTAACTACAGCTAAACATCTACCTATGAAAGGTCTAATTCTATTAGCAAACTTAGCAGACGTAACAGTCACTAGGTCAGCGTTGTAATAGCAATACTTTGTAACTTCACCAAGCTTGTTGTCTCTGTAGGTTTCAAATAAGTGATGCTCTTCATAAAGATCGGTCAGCAAGTCATCTGTGTCAAAGTGAACAAACTTCTTTAATTCTTTAGCGATCCCAACAACACGAGCGGTATAGGGGCCTCCATACTTTAGAATGTTTGCGACAAAGACAATGTCAGCCCAATTCATGTCATTGAGCTTCTCTGCTGGAGGAGCGTAGTTCTTTTCAGGGTCCACCTCTAAAGGGTTGTCGTTGAATCTAACTTCAACCTTATCACTTAATTCCTGAGACATCATTCCTATGGGACTTAATTGCCTATAGTAACTACACCCTCCGTGGTTTGCGAATACAACTAGTATCTTCAGTTTACGCATAGGGACATAATAGTCCTATGAGTATAAAAAAACTAACCCAGATCCAAGGACCTGGGTTAGAAACATTGGTTCGCCCTTTGTTTTTTTATGCTGAAGCCGTAGGTTTCTTATCTTCTTCTTCGAAGACCTTCTTCGAACCATCCGAACTGTGAGCCGCACCAATAGCCTTACCAAGCGACATCACGGCATCTTTCAACTCCATCTTGCCATTGCCAGGAACAGCAGCCTTAACAGCAGCACCGTAGTGTTTACGCTTTCTCTTTGAGAAGAGAAGGCCAAGACCCTCAAGAGCAGCAACACCCGGGAAGACTGTATTCAGACCCCCAAGAGCCATGCTGATTGCAGAGTCCAAAGCCTCCGAACCAGGATCCATCACATCCACGACATCCCCTGTGGGGTCCAAAACGTGGGCCTTGTCTACGAGAACTAAAGTCTCACCTTTAGCTGCCATCTTGCCTGCAACCTCTGGAGGAAGCATACCTAAATCAGCCGGAACGGCTTCAGCGCGAGCTTCGGGACGCACGTTTCCAATGGTGGTAACCACTTTATCAGAGAAGAGACTCTCCGCTAACGCACAACCAGTACACAGAAGGCCAAATACTGTAACGAAAAAGCCTGTCAACCAAAATTTCTTATTCATCATACTTGCAAATCTCCCTTGTCATCACTCCAAGGTGGAGCGTCCGAGGTGGTCTCGGTCTTAACGGGGTTGAGAGAGGCTTCAAGGTTCATTACAAGTTCCCTGCCCTCCTCATAGCTACCAATCTCAACAAGAGATTGGAGGTTCAATTCATTATCCATCCACTCAGCAACCTGAGCGGGTGTTCCAGCGCGAGTCTTCTTGTACTTAGCATTAGACTCGATGAAGCTAGGCCATTGACCTTGCTTGGTGATGCGGATGTTGAAGTCGTTACCACGCTCCAAATCAATGATCGTGCTGTTATCAGGATCATCCTCATCTTGGAAGTCCTCGTTAATCATGGCCGACATCACACGATCAAACAATTGCTTGCTCATGGCGATGTACTTGACTGGATCCTCATCAGCCTCCTCAAGAGCACGCACTACACCGATCGAGTAAAATCTCGGCTTTGCCTTGAGTTGAGTTGCAAGGTCACCAAACTTCGACTTGACGTTCTTGCCAGTCGCATCCTTACCCAGGTTCAGTTCCTTGTGACGACGCCACAGGTCAAAGTAGAAGTCGCACACAGGGCACTTTTCACCCTGAGTCTTACGACACTTAAAGTTCCGCCATTGACCCTCGCTGTTTTGATATTTGTGGACAGCGCCTTCCACAAAGAATTCCAACGGGTCATCCTTACCGGGAAGGAACCGGACGAAGTTATCGCCTTCCTGGAACGTAGCCCAGTTAGATACGCCCTGACCACCGCCACCACCTTGTGGCTTGTCGTCGTTCATAATCTTCTTGTGCATCTCGCGAAGTTCTGCTAGTGTTTTTGCCATTTTATTTCTCCTTTAGGCTGTTGGTTTGCAATCGAGTTCTAACAAGTTACTGGTAAAGCTTGGATTCCTGCCGACTGTTAGCGGAAAGCTGGACAAGCATATCTTTCTTCATCTCCAAGGTGCTACAGATACCCTTAGCATAGCCGTAGCTTTCCTTGAGACGACGAAATTCGTTGTTTAATTCTCCAGTCACCTCAAGCGACTGAACGTAATCTTCAGCGGCGACAGCAGTCAGCTTAACGCCTTCGCTTCTTTTGGCGGTACGAGCAGATGCCTTATAGTTCTCCAAAGCATCCTCAGCGTTGTCTAGGAGTCTTTTGACCTTAATCATGACACCATAATAATAGCCGTAGAGTGCTGAGATTTCACGAAGCTGGTTGGCGACCTCGTTTGGATCACGGGCCACTTGCCCTACGTCCCTAATAGCGGTTTCGTAGGATTCCTGCGTAATGTTTTCTGGATCAAGCATAAATTGTTGCGAATAATTTGGGGTTAAACTTTTGAATTAACATGGTCTGTTTAGTGAGGGCTACCACAAGCTGCTCATTAGACATAAACATCCTCTGCTGGTCAAAGTTTTTCTCGTCTAATCCTACACCTTCTAGCATACAGTGGTAGATTTCATGAATTATAGTCTCACGAGCATCGAAATCAGAGAGATTCATCTCTAATTTTATTGCACGCTCATCCCAACAGCATACGCCGTCAACTTTCTGATCGTCCTGATGCAAGTCTGAGTGAAGCTCAAAGGTGAACGTGGCCCACCCCAGTTCTATCTCACCGATTTCTTTATCTACAAATTTATTGTAGATATGTTTTTTGTCTTTTATAAAAGGGAAATCACTCGGCTTGCTGTTCTTCATGTGATGGTTCTCTCATCTGAAGGGTCGTGTAGTCGATCCCAATATTAATTAGATAGTGCTGTTTCGAGTCACGAGCCTTAATAACGAAGACCCGCATTTGACCCTCATCATACTCCTCTTGAGTCTGATTCAAAGAGATGACCCAGTCAGCAGGGCGGATTTTTCCATAGGAGTCGCCAAGCTCTGCGTCTGTGATAATGTTGACACGGCGTGCCTGACGGTTGGTTTGAGAGGCTGTCCAGACAAGGCAATTATGCTCGACCGCAAGCCCTCGAAGCTCCTCTGCGATTCTCTGTTGAGCTTGATACTCAGAATCAATAATACGGTTTGGACGTAGAAGCTCCAGGTAGTCTACAATAATCAGATCAGGTACGAAGTCCTTGTGAAGTCGCAACTGTACCAGCAGGGCTCGCAACTGATTTACATTAGATGCACCCGTTGGGAATTCTTTAATAATCAGCCTGCCGTTGGTTTTCTTCTGAACTTCTTTAAGGCGATCCTTAAGTTTCAACTGAGCATGAGGCTTCTTGAGATCAGCATTACGAATCTCTGTGAGCACAGAGTCGAATCGTCCTGCGATCTTATCTTGGCTCATCTCCAATGAGAGATACAAGACATTCTTACCCTCATAGATGGCATGAGCACCCTGGTTCACAAGGTATAGTGACTTACCAACACCTGGAGGTGCGACCACAATGGCAAGCTCTTTAGCTGCTAAACCACCTTCAAGGTGCCTATCATGGGTAGCGAAGACTGTAGAAATTTTTCGCTGGTTGTTATCCTGGTAAGATCTGTATAGGCGAGCGTTAACTTCTTCAAAGTAGTCCTGGCCAACGTCTACGTTGCGATTTACGAGTAGCGCGTTCTTTACAAGCTCCTCAACCTCTGCGATTTCACCCTCTTCGTTTAGGATGACCATCGCTTTACGAACCGCACCGTCCATTGCCTTTTGGCGAGCGAACTCTTCTACGGTGTCGAGAAGGAATTCACGGTCACCAAGGCAAGACTTGTCGATAGTGTTGATCTCTGCAATGGTATTCTCGTAATCAATACCAGTGTCAGCCGCACCAGAGACGCTAGCATTAATGTAGTCTGGCAGAACTGAGTCAGAGGGCAGCTTTCGATACTTATCGTAGTAATTCCTTACCCCCAAGAAAACATTCTTGTAAGCAGGAAAGTCGAAGTAATCAGCCTTTAGAAGTGGAACGATCTCAGAGAAGAACTCAATGTCCTTCTTGAGAAGGTACAGACAACCACGCTTGGTGTTGTCGCTAATATGGTAGGGCATAGTTTATGATAGGGTCAGGGTCTACTTTTTCCTAGCTGCTTTTCCGATGGTACCGTCTTTTGTTGCTTGAATGTTTGCTTGCTTTAAAATTTCTCTGTTCTTTGTGGCTTGATCAGAGCTAGTTCTTTTGACGACTCCTTCCTTCTCAAGGACTTTCCAATTAGGAACCACCCTCTTGTAGTGCTGATCGCCTGTTTTAATTCTTTCTTTTGTTGCTTCGCAAGATTCTTTATAGAACTTTTCTGCTTGCACTTTATCCATACCTTCAGTGTGGTAGCGTTGACGTTCCTTCATTGCTTGGTAAGAGTTTCTACCATGCTTAATCATTGGTGCTCCGTCAACCAGACGCTCGCCTTTGCCTCCACAGAGACAGTCTACCACATCAGGTGGCATATCTCCATACTTAACTTCCTTATAAACTTCATAATCCCTAGGATCGTCCCAGTCAGGGAGAGCATCAATCTCTTCCTGACTGAGGCTACTAACTAAAACTTGTTCAGTGAATACGTCATCCACCAAAGGAATGTGACGCATTTCTTCTTTGTCACACTCCACGCAGTAATAGTTATAGTAAGGCATTAGGCTCCACACTCCCCACCAATCTTGCAGGCTTCCACAGCCATTTCTGATTCAGCTTGATCGCTTGCAATAAGTTCCTTAGCCTTGGCAATATTTTCGTCAGTAAGTGGCAGGGCTTTGAGTGGCTCCATGCCCTTCGAACCCGCACGATAGACAGTCATGCCCTTAAGATAAGGAGCATACTTCAAAGCCATTTTGGAAACAACTTCGTAATCAGCATCTTCAGGGAGATTGATAGTCTTACTGATTGCATTGTCCACATACTTTTGAATACATGCCTGAACAGCCATGTGTTGCTCAGGAGTAATATCATAGGATCCTACAATGTGACGACCATTGCCACCAGATTCTAGATCTTTTTTGAACAGAGGATCGAGAACCATCTGAGACTTCCAAGTATTACCCTCACGGTAGCGGCGATCATACATCGGGGCAAAGATGGGTTCAATACCCGTAGACGCACCGTGAATCATACCGACAGTACCCGTGGGAGCGGCAGTAAGCATGACAGCATTACGAATGCCATGCTCCTTAATAAGCATCCTGATACGAGCCGGAAGCGTCTTAGCGAACTCTTCGTTCAGGTATTTGCGAGCATTGAACTCGGGGAAAGAGCCACGCTCACGGGCGATGTAAACCGACGCAAGGTAAGACTCGTTACGAATCGTGGTATAGAGTCGATCAATAAACTCAATGCATTTGTCCGTGCCATACTTGATGCCAAGTTTGATAAGCATGTGGTGCAAACCCATCGTGCCCAAACCAATACGGCGGGAGCGATCACCTGCAATCTTACACTCTTCAATAGGATAATGATTTGCAGTTAGAGTATTGTCGAGGAATCGAATGCCAGTGCGAATAGTCCTAGCAAGCCGATTCCAATCCAAATCGCTAGAATCCTCGTTCACCATGTTGGACAGATTGATATGACCCAAGCAGCAATTGGCGTAAGAGTCTAATGGAATCTCACCACAAGGGTTAGTGGCATTCATGCGAAGGAAGTAGGACATGTTGGTGTAACGATTTGTCAGCGACAGGTTAAAGATACCCGGCTCACCAGACTTCACAGCATTCTTCCACAGTCGATTCCACAGGTCAATAGCCTTGAATTGAACTTCCTGAACATCCTCAAATTGGTCATCCCAGCCACGAAGATGGTGTTGCTTCGCACGACCAAGAGCATCCTCTTCAGACAGTGCGACAATGTTGATAACCTCACTGTGTCCATCACTGGAGATTCTGTTTGCCGAGTACACCTTGTAATCCCGGTTGCCAAACTTAAACTGCCAAGTGTCATCATTTTCACATGCTTCAATAAACTTATCAGTAATCGCAACTGAGATGTTGAAGTTTGTTAACTGAGAAAGATCCAGCTTAATATGCAAAAAGTCCAGTAGATCAGGGTGATCCACATTAAGTTCTGCCATAAGTGCTGTTCGTCTGTTTTTACCTGCTTTAACATGATTTCCTACCTCGTTAATCATTTGCATCACCGACACAGAGCCAGGAGCAGAGTTCTTCACGTTACCAATGTCATCGCCCTTCGGGCGAATCTTAGAGAAGTTAAAACCAATGCCACCACCCCCACAGGAGATGCGATACATATCTTGAATGGTCTTACCGATAGATTCTACACTGTCGTCAGGCTCAATAGCGTAACAATTGAGAAGATTTTGCTGACTACGACCAGCACCATAAATAATACGACCCCCAGGTACAAGATCACCAGTGCTAAGGGCATCGTAGAACTTCTTCTCATACTTTTCAATTTCTTCATCACCTTCAACAGATGCGATGTGCTTCGCCATCGCCTTACATCTCTCTGAATATTTCGTTTCGCCTGGGTAAGCGTAACGAGACATGAAAATTTCTTGACCTATACTATCCAATTGTTTAATTGCCATTGCTAATCTTGCTAATACCTTTGTGTTTTCTAACTGTAATTGCGTTCGTATCCCCCAGAAGTTCCTGTAAATAGTTATTATGTGTAATCACTAAGACCTTCTTCTCAGGGTTCTGGGATTCTAAAGTGCGAAGAAGACTGTTAACGGCCAAGATACCAGGATTGTCGATGTTATCACAAACCTCATCAAAGAACAAGAGGTTGCAATCAGTTCTCGAAATCTTAGAGCTAAGATCTTGAAGGGCAAGCATTATAGCTAGGTTGACCTTCCTTTTCTCACCCCCAGATAAAGAAATATACTTGGTCTCTACGTTGTTGTTACAAATGGTTTCTGACAGTTCATCGTTGAACTCCAAAGAGAACTGTCCACCAGTAAGGATTGAAGCATACTCGTTAGATCGTAAGTTAAAGTAATCCAAAATGTTCCTAATGATGTAACGAATAAGCCCCTTTTCTGAGAAAGCAATCTCCCAGAACTTCATAACCTCAAGTAAAGAATCAAGCTCAAGTCTTTTGGCTTCATATTCCTCTAACTGCGCTGACACTTGGGATAATCTATGTATGCTACTTTGAGCATTCTCAATCTGTTTATTTTTCTTATTGTATTTTGCCCACTCAGACGAAGAAATCTTCGGCTTTGATGTGTCATTAATGTCTCTGAGGTCCTTTACCAAGATCTCCTTATCTTTAAGTTGGCTTGTTAACTCTTTCGCTTCTTTCTTAAGTTCCGCTATGTCCTTTTTTGTTTGAGACTTGGAGTAAGTGCTTTTACAGACATGGCATTCTTTTTCTTCCTCGTAGACTCCTTCCTTAATTGCATCGTTAACTCTACGAAGACGGTCACGTTCTTTTTTTATCGCTCGTTGATACTCTCGTATGTGTTTCTCATTTTCAGCGATCTTGGATTCATCTTTTAGAATATTCTCCAGGCTTGGGAGCTTCATGAGCTTATACTTCTCATCAGGGACTTCAGCCTGCAACTTATCTCTCTCGTTGATAAGATTAGCTAACAGAGTTCCAATTACCTTTAACTCGCCTTGGTACGAAGACTTTAATTGCTTAACGGATGCACGCTTTGAGAAAATGTCATCAAGGTTAAAACAGTTCTTAATAATCTTACGCTTATCTTCTGGGGTCGAATCGAGAAAGGTGAATGTAGAGTGTTGACCAAACACCACTGATGCAAGGAAAGATTTGTAGTCGCTCTCAAGCAATTCCTCTAATGCCTCTTGAGTTTGAGTCGCATTAGACTTGTTTACCAAGGTGCCGTTAACTTCTACGTCCAAACCAGTGGGTCTCTTAGACCTCGTAATTACGATGGTCCCAATACCCTTCTTTTCAATTTCAACGCATACAGAGCAATCCTTGCCAGCCTGAGCGTTAACTAGAGCCGCCTCGGTAGACTTGCGAATCGTGGTGCCATAGATGCCCCAGGTGACAGCCTCAAACAGAGCACTCTTGCCAGCGCCATTGGATCCTCCACTATCTTTGTTCCGACCCAGGATCCTGGTTATCCCATCGAGGTCCGAGAAGTTTAGGTCTAAATGTTTGAATGAGTAGAAGTTTTTAGCTGTGATCTTCTTGATCTGCATAATCTTTGATAAGGTTTAGCCCTTCCTCTAATCTCTCCTTAGGTATTGTGGAGCATTGCTCTTCGATATACTTCCCAATGATATCTGCATCAATTACAGTTAAAGGCACATTAGGATCATAGCCCGACAATCTCTCGTTCAAAGTATCATCATAAACGGGTTGAAACTTTAAATCGACATAAGCCACTTTAAATTTATTAGCAATGTCAGCGCGAAGAAGAGAAGGTGGATCCTCTGAGAACTTGTCAATAGTAACGCGCAGAAGAGTAAAGTAGCTCGGATCTGAGATCTCCTCTTCCATTGCCTCAAGAGCATCGTAGGGGGCCTCGTAGAAGCGAGGTCCAAATCCTACTTTAAATTTATTAAGTGGCCCCCAGCCGTTAGGAGTTTCCTCTAGGATGCCAACGTAATGTTCATTATCAGCTTCTCCGAAGTTTGTAGACCAGGGAGTTCCGAGAATAGTTACGTGCTCATCCTCTAAATACTTATGAATGTGACCAAGAATTGTACGACATTCAAAGTCTTTCAGCGTAAGGCTAGAGTTAAAGCCACGAATGCCAAGGTGATCAGGACAGTAGCTGAAATGGCCGAAAGCGATATAATTATCATCAGGTCCTCTACGTAAGTGTTCCTTAATCGTTTCTTCATTTTCATAGTGTGGTATTAGTAATAACTTAAGATTAGTATCAACGTGAGTCTGCTGGACAAGCCGCACTTTTGACCCTGGGTAGCAAAGTGTTTCCAGCGCAGTCAACCCGTCATCGTTTCTATTTTGCGAATCATGGTTCCCTCTAAGCACATACATGAGTTTTAGACCTGGGATAAGAGCCAGTTTCTGAAACATCTTATGAGTTTCTACGATCACATCAGGTGAAGGCTTTCGATGGTGATAGATGTCACCAAGGAAAACAATATGAGTTGGCTTGTGCTCATTGACAAGCCTAATCGTAGATTCTATTTGGCTTTGGAGATAGCCTTCACATTTGGTATCATAGTGAGTGTCTCCAATGATCAGGCATTTCTTCACAGACTCTCCTTTGTAATGCCTAGTTTGCAAAGATCATCTCTCATCAATTCGTAGATGCCTTCAGCCAGCATCCTAATCTCATACTGAGCGTCTGGCTTTAGACGTTGATGCAAGAACCAAATAACACTTTGCAGGCTGAGAGTCCAGTATGCCTTGGTATACATGCATTGGGGAAGGATGCCTCTTGCTTGCTCTTTAGCTACACCGTTTTTAATCATTCGATTATACATGTGTAGGGAATTAGTGCATAGCTGATCCATATATTCAATAATCTCACCTGGATACATATAACCCATGGTATTCTCATCCATGGGGTTTTCATATTCCTCAGATGATTGCTTGTTTCCATGAGGAGGATTAGATCTCAACTCTGTCGGGAGATAATAATCATCCGATGTCCTAGTGTATCTACCGCTGACTTCATTCCAGGAGCAGCCCTTGTCAATATCATACAAATGATCAAACTCCTCAATAAATATCTCCCTTCCGTCAGCCTCTACTGACCTAAACCCCGAACCAACCTGATATTTCATTAACTGCCTAGCCACAAAAATTGGCAGCTTCAATTGAAATGTATAGTAGCTGTGACGGAAGGGAGATGTGTGCTCATGTTTCCACAGAAAATTTGTAAGCTTCCTATCTCTATCATCAAATAGGTCTTTCTCATTATCATAAGAACATCTAGCTGCGTTGACAGTTTTAAGGGCTGAGTCAGCCATCATGCGATCAACCAAAGAAACGGAACTCTTTTTATCTTGAAGAAAGTCTATCATAGGGGTAAATAGGATAGGAGTATTATAGCCATGGTTGGAAAGTTTAAGCAAGCTTTGCTAGAAAAAGGTGATATGTCTGGTATGACACAGAAGGGTGGGCACAAGAGGTCTACTAAAAGCGGTGCTGGGTTGACACAGAAAGGTGTTGAGAAGTATCGTCGTCAAAACCCAGGCTCTAAACTGAAGACTGCTGTGACCACACCTCCCTCCAAACTGAAACCCGGCAGCAAAGCGGCTAAACGTCGGAAGTCATTCTGTGCTAGAAGTAGAGGATGGACAGGTGAGCGTGGTAAGGCGGCTCGTCGTAGATGGAATTGTTCAACCGATATAAACTCTGACGCTTTAGACAGAATGAGTGAAATGATCGTGAATAAGTTACTCAACGAAGGAAAGCCTAAAGTTGTTCCCAAGGCAATGCTTCGTCGTGTGAAAAATGCAAGATTAGATTTAGCTGAAAGGTGTTGGGTCGGCTGGACTCAGAAAGGATTAAAGAAGAAGGGTAAAAAGATGGTCCCCAACTGTGTTAAAGAAGAAAACGATCCTCGAATGAAAACCACACCTGCTTCAATTCAGCAGGCTGGAGGTGATCCCGAGGCATACAAGAAGGAAAAGGCTAAAAAAGATCCTAAGCCTGTGTCAAAGAAGAAGAACCCTAGCCGCAGAGCCGCTATTGGAAGAAGCGGTGGCAAGTTCCGCAGAGAAAGAATTCAACCTGCTAAAGGTGCGGAAGGCCCAAGTGCTCCGACTCGTCAAATCCCGGTAAAAAAGGATGTAAAGGGCGGTAAAGAAAACTTTAAGAAAGGCACTAGTGAGAAGCCTATGTCCAAAAAGAATGTCAACAAAATGGGTGTCAGAGGTCAGGAGTCTAAGATCGCTGCTAAGAAGAGAGCGATGGGTAAAAAGACCGGGGCAGCCAACATTCAATTGATGAAGGATATGGGCGTGCTCAAATTCGACAAACAAGGTAGAAGAATAAGAAAGTAGCCATGCCTATATAAAGGTATGCTACTTTCAATGCTGCTCGCTCTCGCCCCACAAGGCCCTGTTGGTATTAATTTAGAGACAGTCACTGACTGGCACCAGCAGACTCCCTTCGTAGACGCTTTTAAAAGCTCCCGTGAATGGATAAGCCACCAAGCAAGTCCATTCTCATGGGGCACAGGCCCAACAGTCATTACAGATGAGTTGGGATGGCCTCAGAGTCTTCAGTCTAATCAGTGGATTGAATCTATCATATTCTCCAATGGTTCTCCCAACTACCCTGACGGCATCTACAATATTCGATACGACGGTGTCGGAACTGTCCAACCCTTAGCAGGAGGTAATGGTTCTGTTACAATAGTTCAACAGACTCAAGGCCACATTAAAATTAATTTACAGGTCCCAAGCGATGGGTATTTTACACTTAGAATTACTGACATCGTCCAGCCCATTGAAAATATTAGAGTCTACTTACCTGGATATGATAACTCACAAAGAATATTTCATCCTGATTTCATGAAGAGCTTGGAGCCTTTCGATACGATTAGGTTCATGAATTGGGGTAGGACCAACGATAATCCTGTGATCAATTGGTATGATGCTACCAACTTTTATAATTACACGCAGGCTACATCAGAAGGTGTCCACCCGTTGTACATGATTGATCTGTGCAACAAGACATGTAAGAACATGTGGATCTGTGTGCCTCACATGGCAAACGACCTATATGTTCAGTATCTTGCTTTATTATGTCGAATCGCTCTAGACCCATCACTTACAATTTATTTGGAATATAGTAATGAAGTATGGAACGGAATCTTCGATCAAAATACTTACGCACAAAATGAAGGCATGGCTTTGGGGCTTAATCCACAGCCTTGGCACGCTGGCTGGTTATTTTATTCTCAAAGATCAGTGGAAGTTTTCAACCTGTTCTCTAACATGTATAATCAGTTAAATGACAGGAGACTTGTACGAGTGCTTGCAGGTCAGAGTGTTAACCCTTGGATTAATAGGCAGATCATGGACTGGCAGAATGCATATGAAAGTGCTGATGCATTTGCGGTCGCCCCTTACTTTGGCGGTGGTTTTGGGAATCTAAACAACGTTCCGCTAGCTCCGACCTTTTCGATACCCTATCTTCTCACCCTCTGTCAGGCAAACATAGTCAATAATCACCATGTGTTCACTAGGCAAAATAAAATTGACACAAACCAAAGAGGCTTGAGATTGCTTGCCTACGAAGGGGGTCAGCATCTTGTAGGTGTAGGTGCCGCACAAAACAATCAAACGCTTACAAACTTATTTGTAGCAGCCAACAGAGATCCAGGTATGCGGCAGCTTTACTACATCGATCTCGATGAGTGGTTTAGTGAGGGAGCCGATCTCTTTATGCTGTATAGGCTCACAGGAGACTTTGGGAGATACGGCTCTTTCGGTCTTTTAGAATGGCAAACTCAACACAAGAGCACTGCCCCTAAATGGCTAGGAGTGATGGATTACCTAGGTCGTTAAAGTTCATACTCAACACCATTACCAAAGCTAGAACCAACTTCAACATCAACACCCAGCGGTACCTTCAAGTGAATGTTGAAGTTGTCTTTTAGATAGTGGTAGTTTTCAAGCTCGTCGCTAACAATTTCAACGACCCTCCTAGTCTCTTCTTTAGGAGCTATGAGTTCAATTGAGTCGTGAACAGTGGCTACAACTTTAGCCTTCATACCCTTAAGCTTCTCAATCACACCAAGCATACCGCACAGTAGGATATCGCTGGCGGCAGATTGAATTGTAAAGTTCAAACCTTGTCGGAACGCCTCGCGACGGACGCCCTTGAATGGTGAGCGGACATTAGGGAGGTGGCGATAACGACCGAAGATGGTCTTAGCGTAACCAAACTGTTTAATGTATTCGTCGATAGTGTTCATGTATCGGCCTACACCTGGGAAAGCCGCTAGCCAACTATTGATAATCTCCTCAGCGCGATCCTCTGGAATGTTACGCTTCGAAGCAAGAGTGTATGCAGTTCCGCCATACACTGTTAAGAAGCTCACTTCTTTCGCGATCTGTCGTTCAAGTTTACTCACATCTTTGGGGTCCTTATTGAACGTCAATCCAGCAGAATAGCTGTGCAAGTCCACGCCAGATTTAAAGGCGTGAATCATGTTCTCCTCATTGGCAACATGAGCGAGAACTCTTAGCTCCATGGCTTTCATGTCGATCGTGATAAAGTCGTGACCCTCTGGGGCTACCACGTAATCACGAATATTTACATCAAGTGACTCACGAGGAAGAGTGTGGAAGGACACTCCAATTTTATCAGTCTTCTTCCTACCAACGTTGGCACCAGAGTTTGAGATTCGCCCTGTAACCGTACCATCGATGTTATACTTCACATACATTCTACTGTTACCAGTATTCTGTAGTGCGGTGCGAGCACCTTCAATGTAAACAGAGTGAAGCTTGGTCAGCTTCTTATACTCCGAGAACCGATCAAAGAACTTCTTAGCAGCCTTCAACTGGTCATTCGACATGTTGTTCAGGACTGCCTTGGCGATGCTTACTTCTTCGTTATTCAACCTTCAAGCCTCTCGCTGTGAACTCTTCTTCAACCATGGCTTTCACCTTAGTCAACGTTTCTTCGTTGGTAGAAGGTGCGCCCTTTTTAGTAAACTCGAAAGGATACAGTCCAAGACCGAAGTCGTCAACTTGAATCCATTCACCTTCATCATTCTTCTCAAATGAATAGATAATTTTCACAAGCTGATTAGTGGAATTAAGGTTGGCGTCCTCCTCCAAACCAGCAGCGTCTCGCAAAGCAATGTCAGCCAGTTTGAGCTTGTCTTGAAGTTGCTGATCCAACTCGTTGAGCTTATCCTCATCGATAAGCAATCCTTCAAACTCCATGTCACGAAAGGCAACTGTCAGAGGTGCGATTAACTTCTCGTATAGGTGCTCTAACTTCTTCTGACGAACCTCTTCGAGTAGTTTTACATACACCTTTGCGGTGGCATAGGTATCCTTTGCATTACCCTCAACGCATTGAATCAATGGGATATTCTTCCAATCAAACTTCTTACCTTCAACTGTTAGCATTAGAACTTTTCTTCTGGGAAGTAGTAGTACACGAGATCAGCAAGCGACTTAGGAACATCCTCTTTGTATAGGTGTTGGAGGAGTTTAGTGTCGTAAACATTATACACATCTTCGACACCATACCTCTTCAAGAACTTAAGGTCGAAACCCGCATTCTGCAATATCTTTCTGTTATTTTTATTCGCCATAGCCTGACAGATGAATCGCATAAAAGCACCTTTCACCTTATAACCAAGCTTTGCTTCTTTATGATCAATGGGTAATACTAAGGTTCTGCCAAGCTCACCACTATCGCGATTGACAAGCGTCATTGAGATTGTGTGAATTGTATCCTCAAGAAAATTGAGACCCGTAGTCTCAATATCCACAGCAAGATCCATGTTGGTATCAATAAAATCACCACTTACCTCGTCCAATTCCCCTATGCTCAAAGCAAGAGTATGGTCCACTTGAGCGTCTGTAGCCTTCCCTAATAGCTCGTTATTTAGAGCATTCTCTAGGTCGGTCCTGAAAAGATAAGCGTTCTTAGGCTCTGCCACGACTTGGAACGGGTGAATAACTGGGACAACCTGGAACTCTGTCCCAGTCTCCGTTGCCAAGGTATCAACCTTGCCTCGAATCTTACTCTCCTCCTTTGCTTTACCATATAAAAGGGTGGTCGCGACCTTTCCACAAGCGAAGACAAGTCGAGGCTTGTAGTGATCGATTGTATCATGTAGGTGAATCTTACATGATTTTTTTATACCAGTGCTGAGATTCTCAGAAGTAATATTGGGACACTTTACAGCGGTTGTATAGCCAACATCCCAATCCTTTGAAAATCTGGCAAGCTCACGCTGGATGATGCTGTACTCTTGCGGTCGAAAGGCGGTAAACTCACCTTCAAACATCTTTGCTGAATCAGATATGAAGAGGATGTCTACTGGAGTGTTTTTGTACTCATAGTCCAAGATCGTATGCGTCGGTAGATTCATCTTCAACGCAGGGCAACCCTCACACTTGGAGTTGACACCCTGGAAACTTAGTTGTGGCATAAGACTATGATAGGTAAGTGAGTTATTATATTGACAACAAAAGATTTGAGGATTTGATCCAAGAATTCAAACTTGATATTCGAACTAACGAGGATGAACTGTTCAACATGTTCGACATATTAATCAATAGACTCATGTTGTCTTTCAAGTTTAATGTTGATCATGAAGAAGCTAAACAGGAATGCTTCCTACTTATACTTAAAGTACTCAAAAACTTCAACAGGGAATCTGGGCAGGCTTTCAATTACTTCACAACAGTAATACTGAATAACCTACGCCTTCTATACTCCAAGAACAAGAAGTATAACGAAAAACTTGAATCCTATAGGAGCCATAAAATGGGTACTCCTAAGGATCCAAGCTCTATCTAGACTCCAATCTCTGCGCCAACTGAGCCATTATAAGATACGACTCTTGGGAAGGACTTATGAATCACAACCAACATGGGTAGTTGGTCATAACGCGAGAGACAGGATGTTGATATTGTCTCTCTATGAGATTTAATCGCGGACTTAATTACGTCCAGGGCATTAGGCACATTAAAAATGTCTACAACGTTTAAATCCGTAGTGCCATCTGACGGAAGCCTATCGTTGAAATGATTGCAAACCTTATCCCATGTGTTGGTGATAAGGTAGTACGAGTTTTGCTTACTCTCAATATTTGAAGTTACAATAGAACTCAAATGCTTCGAGTTTTGGATACTATTTGTCTTGAAGTTGTTCTTCTGTTTGCTCATCTTGGTGACCATCGTCTTCTTGAATAAGATCTTTTCCATCAGGACTGAGAGGTTCAACCCCTGCTACATCCTCAGTCACTCCTTCCTCCTGAGAGGCTTTATGAGCTTCAACCAACGACTGAATCTGCTCAGTCATTGCGTTACAACCAGCAAAGAAGATTTGCTTATAAAAGGTGTCATCCTCAAGTTCTGGTGGCTTGAGTTTACAAAAGTTCTTGAAGCCCTCGGCTTCTTCCTTGGAAAACTTAATCTGAATTTTCATACGTCCTCTACTGCGTTCAACTAATTTAAATTTGGTATCCTTAAACGATAATGATACTTTATCCATGCAGCTATTATAGTCTAGAGGTTTTAAAATGAAAGACGATTTTGATGTATCGCCATTAAGAAAAAAGAAAAAGGTAAACTCAAGAGCTAAAGGTAACAGGTTCGAGAACAAGATTGCTAAGACTCTGAACGAGAGATTTGACACAAAAGAGTTCTGTCGCACCCCAGGATCTGGGGCCTTTGCTACAACTCACAAGTTGCCTGAATACTTGAAAGTATATGGAGACTTAATAACTCCTGAAAAGTTTAGATTCATTATTGAATGTAAGAAAGGATATAATGATGAACAAGTAAGTGATTTATTAAATCCTAAATCAACAATTTCAAAGATGATAGCTCAATCTCATCGAGATTCCAAGAAATCTTCAAGAAAGTTTTTGTTGCTTATTGGTCAGAATCGAAAGGAGCCAATAGCTATAACCAACGAGTTAAGCCTGCCAGTTAAGGGTCCAAGCTTTGTGGGTTCTGTTGGTGATGTTAAAGTTGCAATGTTTAGACTTAGTGATCTAGTCAACATTGATGATTCTTACTTTTTCCTTGATGACGCCTAAAGCTTCATGAAGTTTGTTCAATGCATCCCACATCAAGCTTTCTCTTGGTGTGATCAATTTATCATAAGGAGCTAACCTATCAGGATTAGAAGTATCTGCTGCTCCTAATGGGTTAGGTTTTTTTGAAACAGTTCGTCTCTCACCACCCGCACCAAGGAATCTTATCTTCTTACCCTCTCTCGTCAGTGTGTCAGATTTTTTAGACTGTAGGTTTCCTCTTGTCATCGCTAGAGAGATTGAAGATTTTTTATTACCCGCCCTAGTAAAGGATAACCCACTCTGAGTGATATTTAAATCCCATGAATCATTGTTGAGCCTAATAGACTTTGCAATCTCTTGATAAGCTTTGTTCTGAGTAGTAGTGTAGCTAATACCTTCGTTGAGCATGTTTGTCTGCAACACAGTGTTGTTACTATATGAGGCCCCCGCAGCATAGTTTAAGCCTAATGCATAAATCTGCACAGCCTTATTGTGCGGACCTCTTTCCTTTAGATTACTCATTAACGCAGGCATGAGAAGAGCGGATTTCATTTGAGATTCTATCTTTTTTCTTTCTTTATTAGTTTTAGAATTCTTGTATGCCGTAGCTTGTTTACTTAGTTTATTGAATAATTGGTTTCGTTGCGTGTCTGTGAACGTAGAGTTCTTCTGTATGTTGTTCAGTGTGGTCTTGATAATCTCGTTTAAAGCTTTAACTGTCACCTTTTTCCCGTTTACTTCTGTCTCTATGTTATTCGATAATGAGTTAATCTCTTTCCTAATCTGCATCTGCTCTTTGTGAATAGCATCAAACTCACCTCGATATTGAGCCATCGTCTTCGAACTTATTTCTTTTGTGAAAGTTTTCCATACGGGGTTGTCTTTAGCGTTACCGCTCATAAAATCCCCAGTGTTATTATCTGAAAAGCTCCCCATAATTGTGTTAGCATTTGCGATATAGTTTTTGTAACTAATCTCACCCACATACACTTGCTGCCCTGGCTTTAAGTAACCAGCATCAACTAACTCATTGTAGTAATCTGTTTTGTTGAGGCTATCGAATAGATCTTTAGCATCAACAGCTTCTAGCTTCTCCTGATCTAAAGCTTTTTTAGCTGCACCCTCCTCATACCAAATCTCTACTGAGTCTTGCTTCCTACCTTTTTTAGTAACTTCTCCAGATCTGACCGATAAATCAGGTAGCCTTTCTTTATTGGATAAGGAAGCCACATGAAATGAAGCCTGAATATTCCTACCATTGTCTTCCAACAAACTCATCAGTTTATCAAACTCAGCTTGGCTCTCTAGTGGGATGGCAGCATCTCTAGCTGTCCTTAACCATGTTTCGCGATTTTCGATTAAGGATCTAATCCCTGTTTCAATTTTAAGTGCTACGTCTTTAATTAACTTCTCAGATCTCTTACGTTGTTCCTCAGTAAGCGATTCTCTATTCTTGAAGTAGGTTCTACTTAATGCGAATAAGTCTGGGGGATACTCTAAAGTATTACCTCGTATATTACTTTCGCCTCCCAAGCTTTCGGCGGCTTCCTGTATTATATTGATCTCCTTAATGTCATCGCAATCACTGATCATGTTAGCTATTGCTCTGGCTTTACCTTTACTGAAGACAGTCCCTTCTTGCCCTTCACCAGAGTCAGTATACACTACCATGTCACCCTTGTCAGTGCGTTGAAACCTTTCGCAGTAACCTTCGGATCCTATACCGTTGAGAGCCTCAGCTAAATTAAAAGCTCTTTCCACACTAGACTCTCTCGGCTCGACTCTGTAGAATTCCCCTTCTTTTACCACAACTGGATAATCAGCCACTAAAGATCTCACAAGATTTCTAGCGTTTTTACCGCCATCACGACCAACGTTGCTAGCCTTTGCTTTATCCAGCAAAGTTATAAGGGGTTGAACTAACTCAGGATCTTTTATGTCTACACCTAATTCAGTTAACTTTTCATCTAAGACAGGGTCAATAACAGGTTGATCTGCTTCAGGGCTTGCCTCATCAACAAGGTAGCCTATCATTTTATTGAAAGCATCCTCAGGATTTTTACCCTCTGGGGGACTTAACCTCCCATTAAGATAAGTAGCCCTTTGAAAGCTATTTGCCCCTGTCAATTTTCCGCTTTTTGGATTGTACTTTACTGTTTTACCGTCTAGGGTTTGCCCCACATTTAAGTAGGGCGATGTAGGATCCTGAGAGAATTGTATGTTTGCGAGAAGACCCTCAGCCTGTTGAATGCGAGGGTCATCCTGTTGTTCCAACAATCTTAATTTTTTGTTGTGAACTTTGCTAAACCTTTTTAGTAAATCTCTTTTATCCATAACTTATAATAGACAAATAGCCCTCTCCCTTATTTAGGGAGAAGGCTACCCGAATTAGATCTAAGAGGTTAGTTGATCTTGTCGTAGTCCACGAAGTCGTAGCGGAAGGTCACTTCGACAGTGGAGAAATCATTCGTGGCGTAGTTCTTCTCCGAGTATCTAACACCTGTGGGATACACACCATACATTTCGATGAAGGCATGTGGCTCGTTAGTGTTATCAAGCTCAAGAATAGTAAGTTTGTTAGCCTTGAATGATCTGTTCCCAGGACCACCAGGAGCAGCCAGCTTGGTCATGTCACCCGAAATCGGATCATAGATTGTCTTAAACCAATTCCAAAGAGCAGGAGTGGTTTGAGTCAATAACTGATTATCAAAGGTGATCGTGACAGCCTCAGGCGTGAACTTACCAGGGTAGTACATCTTATCATTAAGACGATCAACAACGATGTCATCAACCGCACCACCAACCGGACTGACTTGCTTCGCAGCAGCAGTTAAAACTTGTTGGGTACCGATGAACTCAGGCGGAACACCAAAGAACTTCACTTCAAACTGATACGATCTTACAGCGTCGAGCTTCGTGGAGATCTTAGGAAGGCTCTTCCCAGGCTCAAAGTTCGCTCTGTAGTCGTTCTTTAAAAAACTATCTACCATGATTATTACTAGTTAATGGTTGCCGATTGGCTAGTGAGGTTGACCTCGAAGACAATCGTTTCAGCAGCCTTCGTAGGCTTGATTGTCACCGAGCACCAAAGCTCATTTCTATCAACTCTTGCGGGAGTGTTCGTTGTCGAGTCGCACTTAACAGAACCTTCAACGATGGCTCTTCTAGCCAGAAGGTCGTCGAGGAACGGGTTGATCGACTCCTCGACCAGTTCCCATGTGAATTGATCGTTAGGCTCAAACTGGAAGGGCTTACCAAGCTCAAGCAGAACCTTACGAGTATAGATCATCAATCTGCGGACGTTGACTCGGTCAAGAGCAGTTGGTGCTCTTTGCGTGGTCTTCTGACCAAAGATTGTAATACCCGTGGTTGGATCCTTAGTGATCGGGTTGATCGAGTTAGAGTAAAGGGCATCTCTATCGCCTTGGTTAAGAGCGATCTCAACGTCCGTAGGCTTAGTTAAACGCCCTCTTCGGAAACCAGCCGGAGCAAACCAAGGCTCCGAGACAGCATCTGTGAAGACGCACTGTCTAGCAGCAAAGATCGACGGATCATAGTATTCTTCTGCACCCGCAAAGGCGTTGAAGATCTGAACCCACGGCCAGTAAACGGCAGCGTAAGAGGAGTTCAGTGCAGTTGCTCTGGTTGCAGCGTCTTGACCGTTGATCCATTGAATCGCATCTTGAACCTCATCCAACCCAAACGGCGGAGCAACTAAGGCTAAGAAGTTTTTGGAAGACTCAGCCAAAGTAATAAAGGCATTTTGAACAGCATCATCGGTAACACCAGGAACAATACCAATCGAGATGTTTAAAGAATCATCATCGAGAGCATAGATTCCAGTTTTCTTTGCAGCCGTTCCAATTAAGGACGTTGCATTAGTAGCACCACTATCCCCGTCAATAAATCTGTAGTCGCCATCAACAAGTTTCAAGAATCTAGGTGTAGCGTCTGGCCTGTTATCCAAGGCTGAACCACCTATGAAGCCACCCGCCGCTGCTGTCACGCCGAATGAGGAAGGAGCCTCATAATCACTTGTGTCTTTCTCAAGCTCCACAAACACGTATTCCGACTCATTATTGTCTTCATCAACATTAAGTAAGAACTCAACAGAATTGGCACTTGAAGCAGCAAGCTCAATCGCATTGTAGGATTCAACTTGAGAGCCGCTGTCATTAATCACCAACTGATCCCTAACCGAGACGTTGTTAAGCTCAATTGAAATTCCTTGTGTTGAGCCATCCCTAAGGCTACTAAAGTTGTAACCCATGCCAGGGTAGATTGAGTATGCATTGAGAGCAACGTCAGAAGAACTGTAGCCGCTGACCGTCACATTGTTACCACTAACACCATAATTATCTGGTAAGAAGCCTTCATCGGCAACCCCCATGATATTAAGACCTGAGAAACCTAAAGGTTCTTGATCGTGTCCATCGAGGTAGTTAGCCGATAATTGAAGAGTTGCACCGGAACCTGCGAATCGGGAACCCAAGAAAACATCATTGCCATCAACAAATGCAAAGACATCCTGATTCCCAACAATGCCAGGGTCAAATGCTTTTTCAAAAATCTTTGCACGGGTAACCGCAGAGGTGTCTCCAACTGTGTCTGTCGAGCTTACGAGAGTAACAACCCCCTGGGCACTCTTTGTGCCGTCGTTACTCTTCGTTTGATACAGGATAGAGGAGGCGTTGACGCTGGGAACATAGCCACTAACTAAAACTGCCGGAGACGCACCAACAGTAATAGCGGCTGAGGCATAAGAGGAAGCAGAATCAGTATCAATACCTCTAACAAAGTACAATTGATTAGTAGCTTCTAACACTTCAAGAGCGCCTTCAAGCCCTTGGCCCAAAAGGGTTGTGTCTGGTTTACCAAACTTTCTAATGAGATTCTCTTGGCTCGTAATAAGAGTGGGCTTATTGATCGGACCTTTGTTAGCGAAGCCGACTATGCCTACAACGCTTGAGTTGATATTCGGGGTGAAAATCGAAATATCATTTTCAAGAACTACAACGGATGGACTGGTTGGAATTGCCATGATTAACTACTTTTACGGATGGTTTTTTTATTCTTAAGGTTAGGTTGGACAGGCACTGCTTGCTTGGGAGCCGGATCTGCGATGTTGATTATTTTTACTAATCTGCGATGAACCAAGTTCTCCGCAATCTTGCTTTTCCATGTAGGAGGAACTTCAAGCCTATCCTTAGGAGCCAAGAAAAAAGTTTTAGTACCATCCGGTGTTCCGAAGGGTATGTTTAAACCTTGCATACTTGTATTTTTAACAATTTTCATATAAAAGCTCCTACTATATTTACTACCCTAGAGATTTAAAAATAGTTAATTTCAGCTTTCATCGAGGGTGATATTGAAATTAAACTCCTCAATTTCACCCGTATTTGTAAACGCAAACTTAGGACTGGGTATGTAGGTCTCTAAAGTGATGGACAAGGTCTTCTGAAGGATCCTGTCCCCAGTGTCAGACGCGGTAACATTTCCGACCTCTCGTTCGTTATTTATGAAGGCTTTATTATGGACCGAATAGAGGGTTTCAATGTTTAAATCAGGGCTAAACATCGAGAAGATATTGGACCTAATCATGTCTAAATCAGCTTTGTACTTACACCACAGATTGACCTCATACGTAATATTTATTGGTCTGGGTGGTAAGCTGAGGACTCGTGTGGCTCTACGTTTTTTAGGATCATAAGCTTTCTCACTTATGATGTTTTGATATCTCATCCTATTCTGATCGCTCTCTGTTTGAGTCTCCACAACTGTGATCATAGGGAGAATTAACGTATTATCTGCCTTTAAGCGACCCGCTATTCTTTCAGGGTTACCATGCGAGCAATTGATCTTAATTCTATTCCCGTTACCATCAATGTAGTACATGTTACCAAAGATGTGTAACATGCTACGAAGGCTCTCTTTATAGACGTTATCAATTACAGGCAAAAGCTTGGTTGATGTAAGATCAACTATTTTGTTTCGCACACTCAAGTCGCTTTTAAGTGATTCCTTACGCATTAGTATCTGCCTCCTACCTGATCAGGACGATCAAAGAAATCTTGATTGTGAATGTCTTGAGAGTCTCTGAGGAGTTTCGCGTGTACCATTAAGTGATAAACACCATAGGCTTCAAAGCTATCCTCTTGAACCTCAAACACTTCAAACTTCATCTCTTGAAACTCAGGTTGAAGAACGTCACCAATAGCGATTGATCTACCCAAGGAGTTTTCCGTGTAAGATTTATTAAATACAAACACCTGATCTATTTGCATCTCAACACCAAATTGAGAAAGGTTCTCCTCTATTGGTCGAGGATCATAGTGAGCCCAAACAGTTACTGGTTCTTGAGCAATTGTTTTCTGTCTGGATTCTTGATACACATCATCAATGTCATTAGAGGGTATGTATTCAAACACTTTAATTCGTGAACCAGACAACTTAATGTTTTCGTAGTCCACCATATTAAAGAGATTCTTATCGTTCTTCTTTTTGAATAACGATAACCTAGTGTCCCTCTCCGTTGGAAAATTTGTAGGAGGGGTATTTACCTTAAATCTAGACATTAGAAGATATCAAATAACGCAGGTGGTTCGATCTCAGTTTTGAGTTCCTCTACAAGCATCTCTTTCTCTCTCTGAGCTTCAGCAGATAATTCAGCACCATTCAGTCTCGTGCCACCGCCAGGGCCAGGAAGAGTCGCATATTTACCTCTGATACCACCTAGAATTTCTTTGGCTAATGCTAAAGTGTATCTCTGCAACCAACTCTTATACGCATGGTGTAGAGTATTAGGATCAAAAGCTCTAAACTCTAAGAGAACATCCTCGTCGTTGTTCTCGGGCACTGGCCAAATATGCAGAAACTTGTTGTTAACGAGTTGCCATGTAGACATCTGACCTAAAACATTCTTAACTTGTTTTAGGTATTGCTGCATAAGAAGATACTGGCTAACATTGTAATTGTTAAATAAACCAGTATTCGTAAAGAACATGATAGCAAAATCAAACTCAAGTGAGCCAGGGTTTGCACCAAACTTGAAAAAATCTCTGCGATACCAACAGTCATTTAAGTTGTCTGCAATCTCTTGAGGAAGTTCGTAAACATTCTTATTTGCTTCTGTCTTAAAGACAGCGTACTGTGTCATCCAATCAGGAGCATGATACTCTAATTTAGAGATGGCTTCATCCACACATATTTGAATTTGAAAGTCATCAAGTTCAACATCAATGACTGGATGCCCTAGCTTTGCCAGAACGTAGTCTTTTATAGTCCTGTTAAAGGTCTTAAACTCGTTTACGTCCTTGGCATCCTTATTATTTAAATCAGTATCCTTCGGACTTTTGTAATCTTTAAGGCGATTACCACCATATGTGCCGTAGGAAGATCCGTAGGATCTAACGACTGGTACTACTACTTTGTCTCCATACTCAGGCATAACAAATATATTTACCCTAGAAATGAAAAAAGGACTCAGTATAAAACTGAGCCCTTTCTTCCGTTGTTAGCTGAGTGCTAGATCTTAGAGATCGCCACCCACAGCGTAGTCACCAGCGAACGCCGTGCCACCATGGCCCGTGTTTCTGAAGATCTGCGGCGTGAGGAAGTCACTACCTTGACCGATAACACGAATGACGCGGTAGAAGCGCGAGGCGGGTTGAACCGCAACCTTGCCGTAGCGAGTCAGGATGCCCTTTCTCGGCTGGAAGGTCTCAGGATCCGTAACGGTATCCAGAGTTTGCAGCGGGATGTACGGGCAGTAGAAGTAGCCAGCGTCCATCGCGTTGTTGCCCTTGTAGCCAACAATGATTTCGTCCTCTGGGAACATCGGATCGATGATCATGTCGTACTTACCAGCGAACTTACCAGCGTAAGAGATCTGGTTGGCACCCATGTTGGTCGGACCTTCAGTGCGATCGATACCACCCTCAAGCTTCGCAGCCGACTCCAGCATCGACGCCATGACAGGCGAGCAAACCAGGACGTTACCCGGCCCACGTAGGGTCGTCTTGTAGATGTCGGTGCTCGCGAAGTTAATCAGAGCAAGGACATTCGAGTACACTTCACCGAGGTGTCTCGGACGAAGGTTGGTCTGCGAACCTTCAATGAACTGCTTAAGGTCCATGACGAAGATGTTCGAGTACTTACGATCCATACCACCGCCTTGACCAGCAGGAGTCTTGTCCTCGTTGGTCAGAGCCGTCGAGAAGTCGTATTCGTAAGCGCCAGCAACAAAAGTGCCACCAGGGCCAGTATTGTTAGCTCCCGTACCACCCATGCCGGTGAAGTTATCAGCACCGCCTTGGTAAAGCGAATCGAGAGTCCAGCCACCAAGTGAGCCGACAGCGGCAGGGCCGTAAGCAAGCATGCGGATGTCTTCGATCAGTTCACGGTCGATTTCAAGGTTCATTTCCTTCGACAGCAGATCCGTGAGTTCAGCTTCCATATCCAGGTTGTGGTAAGCCTTCAGGTCTTGAGCAGCTTCCAGAGTCCAAAGGGCTCTCATCTTACGCTCACGCGCTTGAACCGTTTGCTTTTGGATGTGCAGGTTGACCTCAGGAATCTCGTTGCTCTTCAACCTTTCAGCGGCGGAAACAGCGTAACCCAGGATCGAGGTGCCACTCGGGAACGAAGCAAGCTTACCACCCATCGTGGTCGAGGGCGAACCGTTCACATCACTGATAACGTTGGACAGATCGAAGGACGAAGCGACGTTATCAAAGCTAGAGGTTGAGTTGGTGCTAGCTCTGTTTTGTAAACCGCTAGCAAAAGTGCCACCAGTGGTCCAATCATCGAGCAGTTCACTTGGTGCAGAACCATCGTAAGAACCAATCTTCGTGGCAGTCAGGTTACGCGGAGTGATGTTGAACTTCGAGTACATCGTTTGCTCGATATCACCACCCAGAGCACGCGAGTTGCCCATGTAGAAGATTTGCGACACCGGGCCGTCCATCGCTTGCGTGGCACCGATCTTGTTGAACATAAGCTCAGGGTAGGTGCGACGAATCAGCGGGAAGGCGAACTTTTGGAAAGTGCCGATCTTACCTGTGGTCGTAGCCGCAGGGCTTAATTCTTCATTCAGAGTCTGCTTCGTGAATTCTTTGGCTTGGTTTTCAAAGAGACGAGCAGTCTGGTACGCGATGTGATCATCCCCGATACCTTCAAGGAGTGGTTCCCAACGCTTCAGTAAATCGTTTCTATCAATTGCGGTCATAATTAACCTCTATAACTGTTGAGTTTTGCTAACACGCCTTGATTGATCCACTCATTACCGTGGCCAGCGTGGTTTTCATTTAACTTTTCATCAGCTTCCTTCACTTTGAAGTTATCCTCACTGATGACCAGTGCCGTTTCCGAGAGTTGCCTCTCAGCGTTATTAGATTCTTGCAGACTTTCCATTTCACCATGGATTGTTTGCAAAGCCTCTTCTAACTTTTGGTTCTTATCATTTGCGACCTTAGACTGACGCTTCAGGTTAACGTTCTCCTTAAGGAGCTTATCAACCTGACGGAGCAGAGCTTGGTTCTTCTCTTCCTGCTGCTCGCCAAGGGACGCGAGAACTTCCATGCCGTTCATTTCATCTTGCTGGGTGTTCTCTAGTGCAAACATCGAGCGGACGGTTTCGAACATTTGAGCGTTACGGAACGTCTCGTTTTCAAGTTCAAGCTCTTTAAGGGCTTGCTCTTTCAGCTTCTCAATGTTACCACGAATAAAAGATTGGACCTTCGTGGACAGGTCACTAACTTGCTCTTCGACGCGCTGTTCAATGATCACAGCGACAAGCTCAGATACCTTTTCAAGGGTGCTTTCATCCAGACCCTCAGGAAGATACTCAGCAACCGAATCTAAAATATCTTTTTGTTGCGACATGTTAAACCTCTATGTAGGTATGTAGGGTATTAGTATGTTTTTAATACCAATTATTTTTTCTTACCCTTCTTACCTCCAGGGGTTACCTTGCCACTACAAACAGCCGAAGCGTACATGTTAGCATATGCCGAAGGGTAGACAGCGAACTTACGTTTCGCAGCAGCTTTTCCCTTAGGACATAACTTACCTTCAATTATTTGACCAAGCCTTTCAAAGGCTTCTCTTTTCTTAGCTCTATTCTTAAATGTAGAAACCATGGTAGGTTTACCTCCTGGATTTCCTGCTGCTCTTTTACGTTTAACAGCAGATCTTCTCTGACCTTTGCTCATACGAGCAGCTTTCGCAGCGGGCACACACTTTGGATACCCCTTGCGTTTCTCACCTTTTTGACGACCGCAGGGTTTAAAACCGCCACCTTTCTTAGGAGCACCGATATCAACCCAGCGTTGTTGAACCCATTTACGTAAGTCTTCGTAGATGAGAGACTCGTTGGCTTCGCTTTTTTTATTCAATAATGCTCTAATCCTTTTAGCTTGACTGGCATGGAGTTCGACAGCCTTGTCCAACTCCTTTGCAATCTTGTCTAAAACTTTAGACTTGTCGGTCATTTCTTAGATTCCTTAGACTTTTTGTCATCACGACCATTACCGTTGCCATTGGCATCAGATGCTTCAGCAGCACCTTCAGACACGATGGATCGTAAGTTTTGCATTAAAGCGGTTGCTACAAGAGTTAACAATGCTGAAGCAACTGATACTTGATCATCAGGGATAGAGCCTGTGCCAAGCATGGCAATGAAGCCACCAATCAACAGAACAAGAAGAGCAGGCGTTGTGAGAGCGATGTTAGTACGAGCTTTCTCACTAGCACTCTGAGACAGCTTCAGCTTAGTTAATTCAAGTTGAATCTTATCTCTTTGAATAGCACGTTCAGCAGCCTTTTCTTCTCTCTCACGAGCTACGACAGCTTTATACTTATCACGGGCGGCTCTCGCCTCCTCCCGTTTCATCTTCAGTGCTGCCTTTTCGTCTTTCACAATAAATGTCTG